AAAGTTCCTCCTGCCATTCCGGCTTGCTCTCCTGCTGTTCTTCCTGTTTATCCGTATCATTCATTGCTTATCATCCTTTCTTAGAACAGGCTCATCTGCCCGTCACACTGTTCTTTCTTTGGTTTCCTCGGCTGGTAGCCTTTCTCATTCTCGCCAAAGGCATCTATTGGATTGTACGCAAAATCATGACATCGGTTCGTGGATTTTGCAGTCGCATCACTTATACATCTTTCCTGTTTTGAGCAGTAATTCGCATCACCTACGACCATGTAACCGCAATATCTACAGTATTGCTTCATCCAACCACCCTCTCTACGTATGCCATACAGCCATCAGTAAATATCAAATAATTAAATCCGCATATATTCTTATATCCTGCTACCTCGCGCGGTGCTTCGTCCTGGTAGTCATCTGCAAGTCTTACTCTGGCGCCTATGGGATATTTATTTTCTAACTGTTTCATAGCCCCTCCTACGCAAACCGTAACTGTCCATCTGCTTCCTTGCTGACAACCATATTGGGAATTCTTTCCCCGACTCTCAGATATCCGCAGTTCACTCCTGCCAGTGCCGCCGCCATGACCGGCACCACGCTGTTTCCGATTCTTGCGACCTGCTCACAGACAGGGTATTTTCTCCATTTATAGTCCCGGTCTATGATGTAATCCTTTGGAAATCCCTGTCCCAGCTTCAATTCTTCCGGTTTCAGCATCCGCAAATAGATATCCAGTATCACATATTCATTTCCAAGGACTGTAATCAGCGCGAATCTGTCTTTCGTGACTATAGTGTGTAGCGGGTCCTTCAATCCCTGTCCAGTACCGCATCCGTAATACTCCATGATGAACTGTGATACCCATGTGCATTTCTGTGCCGTCTCTTCATCAATCCCGGCTTCCTGCAGTTTTTCCCAGTCTACGGCCAGAACTGAAACCGTCCCGAAATGCCCCGGTGATGTAGTAATCGTATGTATCGGTTCCATCAGTGACTGCCCACATCCGCTTTTATAGAACTTTGTCATGAATGACATCACCAGACCGTAGCGGTTACTGGTATCTATTGTCTGGATGGGCTCTGTGATCTTCTGACCTCTTACACCATTCTTTGTGGTCTCGGAATGGTACTGTATCAGAAGGGGACTGATCAGACAGTGTTCATTTTTTGTGACGATTGTGCTCAAAGGGTCTTCCACCGCCCGGTTTCTGTCCTTTGTGAACCCTGTATGCCCTATCTGCATGATGTAAGGTGTCACAACCCCAAATCCGTGTTTCCGCGTGATGGTCGGCATTGGCTCATGGATGCTCTGTCCGCGGAAACCGTCACCGCCATGGTTCACCTGTACGATGAACGGTTCCGGACAGTTAAATACAAACTTTTCCAGTCCACGCGCTATCCGGTTAAGGGTGTTTTCTGCCAGCGGCTTCCTTCGTCCGAAGATGGATTTTCCCAAATCCCACAGGTCAAGATATTTATAGATTGGCTCCCATGGTTCCAGTCCATTTGCTCCGCCTTTGCTGTGTGTCGGTTCGGACCAGGCAATTTCTTTCCCGTCCCTGCGGAATACCGCATACCACCGCTTCCGTGTGGTAGGTGCCCCGTAATCTGCTGCTATCAGTTCACGGCTGTCAAATGCATAGCCAAGCGACTTCATGGCATTTATAAATTTTTGATAGTCCTCGCCTTTCCGCTCCGGTATGGGATGACCGGAAGCATCCAGCGGTCCCCACTGCTGTATTTCCTCCACATTCTCCATGATGATTACATCCGGGAGTATGGCTCTGGCATGCTTGTATACCGCCCATGGAAGGATGCGTAATCCGTGTTTCCTTGGTTTTCCTCCTTTTGCCTTGCTGTGGCTTGTACAGTCAGGACTCGCCCACATCAGCGCCACATGCCTGTCTCCTACATATTTCTGCAGGTCTACCTTGAAGATATCCTCTGTCAGATGCAGGGTGTCCGGATGGTTCGTTTTGTGCATCAGGATAGCCTGTGGATCGTGGTTTACTGCTATATCTACAGGTCTGCCAAGTGCCATCTCTATTCCTACGCTGGCTCCGCCTCCGCCGGCGAAGCAGTCAATTATCAGATCATCATTCATGGCATCACCTCCAAAAAGTCACATATACTCATCTGCGCTGTTTCATCAGCGAACCTTTGAAGGGATTCCTCATAGTAACCCTTTTCTATTTCAAATGCTACAAAATCAAATCCGGCATCTGAAAATGCTATAAGGCTACTGGCACTTCCTGTATGAGTGTCAAGAAGTTTCCACCCAGGCTGTGCGAATTTCTGTAAAATCCATTTGTACAATGGAACCGGTTTTTGTGTTGGATGGATCCGCTTTTCATTTAATGCTTTGTTTCCCTGCATTATATCGCCATGTTCGATTGACTTTCCTTGCAGCATGCCGTTCCACATAAACCTAAACAATCTGACTGCAGAATTGAAGGAAGTCCATGCAAGTTCACAATCCGCCCAGTTCGTATTGCCATTACACTTGTCCCAGACAATCCAGCATGGGCTATTTCTTCCAATCTCTTTTGTAAAATAATTGCCTCCCCAGATTATCTGGTTTTTACTTACACGAAAAAGTTCATCAAAATATGCCTGATCTGTTTTTTTCTGGTTCCATATAGAATAATCATATTTCGGATGCGGTCCAACACCACCCTTGGTCTTTCCGTTCATATAACCTCCGACTTTTACATCTCCATAAACAGGATCCACAATGGCAAGATCAAAATATTTATCCGGAAATTCTTTCATTCCTTCCATACAATCCATGTTGTAATATCCAAAATCTAACATTTTCTCAAAAGAAACCTGTGTACACGTTACCCCTGCAGGAGGCTGGCTCCTTTCTGCCATGTTTTTATCATGGTCTAAATTATCATCTATCTTTTAGCAATGGAGAAGTGCAGATCAGCACCAGATTCCTTAAGGTGCTGTGTTACATCTCTCCATTCCCGGTCAAAATCTTTGATAAATTTTGTGGTGAACTGCCCACCTTTTTCAAATTTGATTTCTCTTATGGCTTTTGCCGTCATGCCACACCTTCCGTCTGCACTTACGTGTAATACAGATACACCTGCCTCACCAGTTCATGGGTAATCGCTTCATCCACCGTGTAACCGTAAGCCTTGCAGTATTTATCCACATAATTACGGAATCTGCTGTTATTCCCGTATTCATTCTGCATCATGGTATCTCCTTAATTGCTCACTATTTCCCTTTCGAGCTGTTCAAAATCATAATCATTCTGCATGAACTGATTATACTGACTGGGTTTCTCCTGTCTTTTTCTCTTATCCGGCACATAATTAGCATCCAGATAGTCAATATATCCACTGTTGAAAAATGTACTGCCGTTCTGCGGCTGCCTCCATCCGTCTTTTTCCAGTTCTTCCAGATACCGTCCAACCGCCCTGCTCATTTCTTCAAATCCAATCGCCAGCAGTTTCATCTTTTTATCTTCAGATACCTGTCCTTTCCCTTTTTTGACCGGGTACATCTTCCATAGGCGTTCGAACAGTGCCAAAGCATCAGCTTTGCACATAGATTTTATATTACGATTCGGATTGGTTTCGGATTGGATTGGATTACGGGGACTATTGCTATCATCTGATATCAATTGATTGCAGGTTTCATCATATGGTGGAAACTTGCTTTTCTTTGCCCGTATCTGCTGGTGCTGCTCCCAAGATATCAGCTGCAGGTAGGGTCTTCCTCCAGATTCATACTGTCTGACCATTCCTGCAGCGGACAACTTATCAAGAGCATTCTCAATATCTTTCAATCTCATATCTTTTAATGGGAAACAGGAGCCTCTTATAATGGCTGGTCTCCCGTCAAACCGTCCGTAATCGTCACATACTACAATCAACCTATAAAAAAGCACTTCCTCGAACCATGAAAGGGAATCTATAGAATCACTGCGACAGATGGATTCTTTTATGATCCTGTTAGGCATCAATAATACCCCCTTATCGCCGTCTCACCCAGTTTTTTCTGCCCTATGCCCCATACTAATCATAGGGCATAGGGCAGTCATTCTTATGAGATTACTGTGAACTGCTCCTTATATTCAGCCAGTTCAAATTCAAGGTAATTCTTGATGTTCTGCATGGCTGCATTCTTCCATGCACCGCCGTCTGCTTCAAAAAGCGCACAGGTTATGCCGCGCACATCTGCCATACGGAAGATAAACTCGGAAACCGGCTGTTCCACTTCCATGAAGGTTCTGTAAGGACGGAGTTTTACTGGATTGGGCACTACTGCATCTGCCTTGGAAGCAATTCCGGTCTTTACGGTTGCCTTCTGCGTCACACCATTGTCTCCATACTCTGCAACGCTTCCCTGCTCTACGGTCCCTGCAAACTTTAAAATCAGGTCCTTATCTGTTTCAGGGTCATTTAAGAACTTGGACTGGACATTAATGCAGAACACTTCATGTTCAATGAACCTCTCATATTCAAAGCCGGGCACCTGTGCGGTGACCTTCACCAGATATTCCCTTTTCCTGTCTTCATTAAGCTGGGAGAAAAGGTAGACCTCATCTGGGCTTTTCACCTGCACAATCATCCTGTCAGCCATGGTGTCTATGTGTCCCTTTATGTAATCTACAAGGCTGGTAAGGGTGCTCATTTTGACAGCTTCCGCCATGGGATGGTATTTGGACAGCCTCTCAAGGGGCTTGTCAGAATAGACCTGCTCTGTCCCGTCCGGCAGTGTGACCTTTTCAATCTTTATCTTTGATTCTCCAAGGTTTACGAGATATTTCAGTGCTTTTTCAATCATATTTTTCACCATTCCTGCCTATAAGGCAGCCTTTCTTAAATCAACAACTTTGTTATTATCACTTGTAATTACTTCTCCCGTCTCCGTGTCGACAGTATCTCCATCAATCTCCTGTACCTTCGGTCTGTCCAGATCAAGGCGCATCTGTCCCCTTATCTGTTTGCCGTACTCTTCGGCATAGACTTCCCCGCTTTCCAGATCCTTGCCTATCATCATCCTTGTGGTCATTGGCGATATCGGCGCCGTCTTCGTATCAACGGACACTTCCACCGCCGTATCATCCCTTTCCTCATTCTGGGTAAAGGATATCTTGATGACGATCTGTCTCTTGTTCTTCCACGGAGTATTGGAATCCTGCATGTTGTTGAGGACTTCCTGCATTGCCATATTTACTTTTTCCTGCAGGGCTCCTCCCACGAGTTCTTCCAGATTTAATAAATGATTCATCTTTCTTCCTCCAAAAAAACATTGTTAATAGTTACATGTATTTCAAACCGGTTTAAAATCAAAAAAATATGTCTGCCCCATACAGCTGCACTTTATATCGGGGGGAGGGTACAGCTGTGGGGGACTGAAAGGAGTCATCCATGGCATTTCCCGTGATATGTATGCATGGATTATGCGTCAGTAGTTTCTTTTGATGCAGAAAGGTCGCATCCGGTGTTTCAACCGACTCTATGTATTCTTCAGATCATAGATACGACCTGCCAAATACCTCTATGAACTTATTCCTGTCCCCGTAATGTCCCTCGAAATATTTCTGTGCCATCTGTTTGAGTTGCAGGTCCAGACCGGCATTGGGGACGGCGTGAACGCTGTAGCTGCTCATATTATGGTATCTGGGCTCAAGTGCCACCACGAAACCGTATTTCTCACACAGCTTCCTGCGCCCATTTCCGGGAAAGATGTGGTGGATCGCTACCTCGTTGGAACCTGTCACGAAGCAGGCTCCAAGATTGTCCTGAATGACACTATACAGTTTTCTCACTTCACCTCTCCCTTCCATAATGCTTTCATGCGCTCGATTTTATCCGGTGTTTCAGTGGATATGCCAAGTTCCTTTGCTTCATAAATGATTCCGTCTATGAACCGGCTCATTTCTACGCTGTCATATTCGCTGGAACCTTTAATCTTAAGATAGGAACTGAACTTTCCATTTTCTTTGTAGAACTTCCAGTGTCCTCCTATCCTTGACATATCCACACTGGATTTTACGGTCATCACAACATATCCATTTTCATCTTCATAATAGCAGCCATAATCCTGCAACATCTGTTCATAGACATCATCCTTGCTGCTTCCCACTTTCTCTGCAATCTTGCTGCACAGCACCCAGCAGTATGCATTGGCATCAAGGGATCTCTTTTTGCGGTATTTCTTAAAGGAAACTGTCAGTTCCTCCAATGCCCTCACTGCCTGCAGTTCCTGCACTGATACATCCTTAAGGAGCAGGTTCGCCACTATGCCGTTCGTGTCGAGATCCCTCGATACAGAAATGATACTTCCTTTACATTCCATGCTCACGCTCCGTCCATACTTTTGATATCTTTACATTTTTTTAGTCTTCTAAGTGCATCTTTCACCTGTAGTTTCGACATACTATACAGCTTATCCACGTTGTAAGTCTTCATGATTGCACTTTTTCCATATCCTGTGCGGATAAGTTCATCTTCAAGCTGTTTAAAAAGTCCTTCTGAATCGGGATCTATGGCATTGTCATCCTGTGCTGTATCAGTTTCCTGTTTTCTGATGCTCCCCTCTGGCATCTCCTTATCTGGATCATCCATCATGTTTTCAGTAGGGATACAGAAAGTCTGGAAACAGGCATACTTGAAAGCCACTGCCATGGCTTTATTTGTTGCCTTGTCACCGCTGTCCATGCCTTCCCCTACGACAATTGCATCCACAAAAGAGCCATCTATTGTGAAGAATCTGTACCGCATCCGGCAGACTGAATAGATCAGGGAACTACCGGATTTAGTAGTCCGCTCTTCCCTGCTCTGTTCAAGTACTTCCGGCGTACAGAATATCTTATGTTTAATCATTGCCGGGTTGAGGGCATTCATGACGGCATCAATGCCACGATATTTGAAATTCTGCGACTTGTTGTAATCTCCTTTACCGACAGCTCCGACATCCTCCATGACTCCACAGATGGCAGAATAGATCATAGGCGCTTTTCCCTCATTCATCAGATCAACTCCCATTCGATTCCTACACTGTTCATGTACATTTCCAGTTTCTCCTTCGCATCACAGGAAAGTGATATACGATATTCATAAAGACTTACTTCATCATCTGCCTCCGGGATAAGGCTGTCTATGGCTTCCTGCGCGCCTTCTGCCTTTGCCTGCTCTACAGCGCGGTTCTTTTCAAGTTCAGCCTGCCTTAAAGCTGCTTCTTTTTCCTCCACAGCTTTCTGTTCTGCCATCAGCCTTTCCCTCTCTTCCCGGCGTATGCGCTCCTCCTCTTCCTTTTTACGCTGTTCCTGCTCCCTTGCAAGAATCTCCTGTTTCTGGCGTTCGTAAGTGTTTATGTAGGAAACTGCTCCTTCCATGTCAAGGCTTGTCCGGTACATGACAAGGGCCTTGGGTACTGCTTCCGAATCCATGTTTTTTATAGTTTCTATATCTTTTGCTGTCCTTTCAGACAGCTCCATGATATCCCTGCGGACGTCCTTTTCTTTCATGGTGGCATTTTCCCATCTGGAATTATATATACGCTCCAGTGGGATATATTCTTTCAGTTCATCCGAAATGATTTCAGAATAAATGTTACTGATCAGTTCCTTCTTTTCCGCAATGCGTTTTTCCTCAAATGCCTGCACCTGTCCGTTAATCAGATTAATTGGCTCATCATACATGGCAATCAGCTGCTTTGCCTTTGTTTCAAATTCATCCCATGGGAGCATATATTTTTTCTTTTCCTCCCTCAGGTTGTCCTGAAAGGTCTTTTTCTGCTTCCTTAAACCGGCAATGACATTTTTGGCATATGCCTTACTGTCCTCTGTGAACACAGCACCTTTATACTCTGAAAGCACATCCTGTATTGCTGCTTCTACCTGTTCAAAGTTACATGAGATTTTTGCACTCTCCATGGTTATGACTGTCTGGATATTATCCATTCCTCTTTTCCTCTCTTTCTGCCTCTTCATAGGCCTGTCTTTCTTTTCTTAAGCGGTTACCAGATGGGACGCTGTATTCGTTCTCGTTCCGATAACCGTCTACTATCATGTTGTTCTCACCCTGTTTTGGCATGGCAGTCCTCCTACAAAAGCCTTACATTCATAGCCTTGTTCCCATCACCAGTATTGAAATCGACTGTATAGCCTGCCATAAGGCTTCCTGATGCTGTCTTGACATTAACGTAAGGTACGAAATACCTCTTTCCATCATCCCCTCGTATGAACCCATACCCTTTTTTCGCGTCATAACTCTCTACTTTTCCAATCATCTATTCTTCCTTTCTATCTGTCAGCCGCTCCTTTGGGAAGAGGCTGCGTTTCTTCTACGACAATCCCTACTCCGCCACCGGGGAGCGGTATCTTTCCGCCAAGGCAGATATTATCCGACTTTAGGAGTATGATCCCTTCATCAACGAAGGCTGCCTTCAGATCTTTATTTATTTCCATTGACTTTCCCTTTCCCCTGTGCTAAATTAAGCATAGGAATAGCATATGTAATTGTTATTTATCCCTGTTTCGATTCGCGGTCTGGACAGGGATTTTTTCTGTCCTTATCTCCACATTTCACGCCTCCTATTCCACGTCCCTTCTGACGTTCCTTATCTGTACGCTCTTTTTGGTGTATCTCCTATGCAGTTCATCCCAGAGGATGTCAGACGGCAGGTTCCCTGCCACGATGGTCTGTTCTTCCGGCGTCATCCCCTTTATCCGGGCTGCCAGCTCTTCTTTCTCGATTCCGCTCATTAGTTCCTCCTTTCTGACGGGTGTCCTCTGCTTATTCACGATATACCTATAGTTCTATTGCATTTCTTCTTTCCCTGGTTCCATACTGTATTTACAGGTGTTGCCGCACCGAGTACGAAAGAAAGGAGAATGCTCATGACTATCAAAGAATTAAACCATAATCTTGATAAAATCATTTCTGAATATGAAGCAGAAGCCGGAAAAGCCTGTTCATATTGCAGTGATATCCAAAACGGAGAAGCTCTTTTTGCAAGCCATAAAGCCACCACGAATGCTTTATCAGGATTTAAAGCAGAGATATTAACGTATCTCACACAGTCAAATACATAGCCTATCGGGCAGCAATGGCACCGCCTTGTTGCCCTGCTATTTCATTAATCATTACATTTACTATATTCAGTTCTTCCTCCGCAGACTTGATTCTTTCTTTGCAATGCGCGATTGTTGTTTCACACATTTCTTTTTTCATTTTAAGAAATTCCAGTTTGTCCATCTTTTCTCCTTTCCTTCCATGATCGCATCCAGTCCCATCAGCCTTATGTAGGTTGCCATCACCAGGCATCCTGCAAGGAACAGTATGGATGCATTTACCGGGCTTGTCCCTGTCTCTGCTGCGCCTACGATGCCGCACAAGCCTATAAGCGGCATGCAGAATGCAATTGTCTTGAGGATTGTCATTGCCTACCCCCTGTCCCTAAAGAGGAAATCCAGAACATCATCTTCTGAAAGCTCTGCCTCCTGTATGTAACCGCGGAGCTCATGGACGGTCATTGTCTCTGGATGGGCGTATCTCTTATAAACCGTTCCTTGTGACGTCCCTGTGCGCCGCATGAGGTTCTCGTAATTCTTTCCCCTCTTGTCAAGCCCTGATTTGACATCCCTTGCGAATTGTACATTTTTCTGCGTCCACTGCCCCAGCACCGCTTTTGTCATTCCCTCCATCTCCCTTCACAATGTACTTTTTGTAGATATCCATAACAGAGTCAGATACACCGCTTTTATACACTTTTCTGATATCTGATATGGTCTCGTTTTTGAGCAGCTTGAGCCATTCAATTAAATCTTTCCTGCTGTTGGCATAGTTGAAACATCTTCCGTTTGCGTATTCAATGCGGTATTCCATGGACAGCTCCTTTCTTGGTTTCAAAACATTGATTCCAAATAGCTTTCAACGATTCTTTTAGGAATAACAAAGTATTCTTCACGAAGTATAGTTTCTTCCGGAATACTCATTTCACTTTTTAAGATTTCAAGGTGTAAAACATCCTGCCTCAACTTCTTTATCTCCTGTGTCTTTTTGGCAATTTCATTCTTTTTTTGCCTGATTTTTTCATCTATGGGATGATACATTTGGTTACAACCTCCTTTCTTTATGCTGGTTCTATACCTATAGTTCCGTTGATATTATTCTCCTTTGGCTCCATAATGTGCTTACAGACTCTGCCAAGCCGAGTACAAAAGAAAGGAGAATCATATGCGTAGATTCAATCCACCATTCAACGGGAAACGTTACGTATTAAACAAGGCAACTGGTGAAATCCACGATTTGGATAACGAATCATCAAAATGCAGGATAGATGATATCAGCCCAGATCACGCCATGAATGTTACAAGTTATGAAGATGCTTTAATACGTGCCAGAGCCCTTAAGTGCCCGAATCCAAATGGCTGTTACTACTGTCTGCCGGAACATAACCAGGAATAAGAGAAATAGCGCCAGTATTCATAAGATGCAGGACTGGCGCTATCTCTTCTGGAAATTTTTCCATCAATCGTGCCTTGAGTCCATCTTTGGTTTCTTCAGTCTTACATATGGAAAATACGGTTTCTGCAAACAAGTCCAGCTGCATTTGTTTTACGGCTTCAAACCAAGTAACATCTTTGGGTTGTGAATCCTGCACTGAATCCCACCCTTGCAATATGCATCCAGCTAGATAAAGGAATTTTTTTAAATCATTCGCATTATCGGGCATCCTTTCATCCAATGCATACAAAAGATGCGGTTCTCTTCCCTGTGTACTATCAAAACTGATGTACTTCAAATTTTCTGCGCATAATCGTCCATCGATATATGCACAGGTATCATTGTCTACACAAATAATAATTGCTGTCTTATGCACCTTTCTTACCTCCTTAACTTAACCTCCCTGTCATTTTACAAGGAATTGCATATATACTAGCCCTGCTAACGTAATGGAATTTAGCAATACAGACACAGCAAGCATAATATATCCGGTTCTTGATGGTCGCATCTCTCACCTCCCTCATTCTTTTTCTGTTGCAAATCCACTGGAATAATTTACACAACCCCTTTTTCCTTACAGTCCGGTTTATTGTACACATTCTTTGGTATCATCTAAGAAGTAGTCGATAGATACGCCGAAGTAGTCAGCAAGGATTTTTATTTTGTCAACTTTAGGTTTGCTTTTTCCAGATTTCCAATCTGAAAATAGTGCTGAATAAATTCCAGTATCTTTAGATACCTGATATGCTGTTTTATTTGTTTTCTCCAATAATTCAACAAATTTTTCGTAAGAAAACATAATTTCCTCCTTTCCTAACTTTTCTATTGATTTTAGTTAGAAAATCCTATATAATATGAATAACCACAAACATATTATCTTTTCTAGGATTTCCTAACTCGTGTCCTCATTATATATAGGATACTCTATATTGTCAAGCACTTTTTTAGAATTTCCTAGATATTTTATTGAGGACTATACTTATGTATGAAATATTTGCTGAATTACTAGAAAAAAAAGGTTTAAAAGCAGCTGATGTTACAAGGGCAACAGGCATAAAGTCACCTGTTTTTTCAGAATGGAAGAAAGGGAAAAGTAAACCAAATACTGAAAAAATGATTAAAATAGCAAATTTTTTGGGCGTTTCTGTTGAATACCTTACCACTGGCGAAGAAAAGGAAGGAGGCGAAACCTATTACTTAAATGAAGAAACTTCAAAAATGGCACAAGATATTTTTGAAAATAAGGAACTAAGACTTCTTTTTGATACTGCCCGTGATGCCGAACCAGAAGACTTGAAAGCAGTACATACCATGCTCTTAGCTCTTAAAAGAAAGGAACAACACTATGACGATTGATTATCAAGTACAATTCGTAAGTTTTCCAGATACAAAGACAAAAGAAGCCGTTACAGAAAATAGTGATGGGAGTTATACCATTTTTATCGAAACATCATTGTCAAGAGAAGCACAGAAAAAGGCTTTTAAGCATGCCATGAGGCATATATCTGGAAATGATTTAGAGAAAACAGATGTAGATAAAATTGAGTTTGATGCACATAGTGCTTAAACTAATAAAATACTAGATAGGGGGAATTTACTTTGAACAATTTATTTCTTTTACTATTTTGCATAAGTTTTTTATGTATCCCAATTTTCATCATATGGGCGATAATTAACTTGTTCCGAAGGAAACCTGCAAAAAAGCGTTTTGCATCTGCCGGAATATCTGTGTTGGCACTTATAATCAGTACTGTAGGCTTCGGTTTTACGATGGATGATGTTTCCCCTGCCGAATCAGTTAATATGGTGTCTGAAAGTCCTGATGTAATAAAAGAATCTCCCACGTTACAACCTACAATTGTGCCTACTGCTACTCCTACCATTCGTCCTACGGCTACCCCTGCACCGACAAAAGCTCCTACTGCAAAGCCTACTGCTTCACCCACGCTACAACCTACAGCTACAGCCACACCAACGCTACAGCCTACGGAGCCCCCTGTATTACCCACAGAAGCACCAAGTTTACCTACAGAGACACCACAGCCTACCGAAACGCCACAAGTAAGTTCATCAACTGATGTAATACCAGAACAGCAAGCAGAGACAGAGCCGAAATCTCAAGCTTCAACACCAATTGGTGATATGGTATGGCTTTCGGCTACAGGAGAGAAATATCACCGAATTAATAATTGTGGGCGGATGAATCCTGATAAAGCCCGTCAAGTTTCCCTTGAATACGCAATTGAAAGTGGATATGAAAAATGCGAAAAATGTTATTGAGCATAAAACAACCCAGCACCGCGAACACTAAAGCACCTTAACAATACAATATAAATAGAGATAAAATATAGCAAAAAGAAAAATTGCAAAAGCTACAGGTATTCCAACCACAAAAAGTGGAAGACGTTCTAAAACAGGAAAAATATTGGGAATCAAATAAATTGATAATATAATTCACGATTAAACCGCCACGGCGTTTTAATAAAACTAAAGAAACGAGGAATTTACAATGAAAAAGAAACTTATCGCCCTATCACTGACAGTATGTATGATACTGTTCTCGACAGCCTGCGAAAACTCAACAGAAGCGTCTGACTTAAATGATACGCAGGAATCTGCCGAAACTGATAGTAGCATTGCTGATAGTATTGCCCCTTCTGCAGAACCTAAAAATGATGAATCCCCAATGGAAGGTTCTGAAGAACAAGAAGAGCCACTTGGATTTAGCGTGCTTTTTAGCGATACCTATCGAAATGATACAACCGGGAACTGGCGACTGGCTAGGATTGCTGAAAATATTAATATAGAAGAATATGCTGTTGATTATTATAATAATTACTTTGAATCAAATAGCGAAGTACATATAATAATTAATTTTACTTTAAACACTACCACTAGGATAACTGTTATGGGGAATTTATTAGATGTGTCTATCATGGAATATGTGGATAAAGAAGAGCATGATGCTCAATTGGCTTGCTCCGGAACGCTTCTTAGTGAATACCATGTTAATATGGATACTGGCGAAATAGAAAAAATTCAGTAGCATCAATCGTTCTATAGTATGAATCGTTCAAATTACTTTACATAATAAAATCATAAAATGGAGTTTTTTAATATGGCAAAAGCCAAAAAACAAAGTCATTGCAGGTGATTATGCTGGAATGATGGTTTCGGGCGGCGTACTATCTCCTGCATACATAATTGCCGGTATGTTTAAACAATTATATTAATATTAAAACATATTTCCCAAAATGAAAAACCGCCCCAGTGCTGCCAACACCAGAGCGGAATCTATACCGGGAAACCCGATATAATTTATGGGCATATGAAATTATATCATTTTCCCGGTGCCAAATCAACCCACCGGGCATTTTTATGCCCAAAAATAGGAAAGGAGCGATATTATGGCTACTGCCAAGAAACTGCCATCTGGCAAATACAGATGCCTTATTTTTGCTGGCATGGAAAACGGAAAAAGAAAATACAAATCCTTTACCGCTGACACGAAAAAGGAAGCAGAGTTAAAAGCAACCCTATACATGGTGGAAAAAGAAGAAAAAAAGAATGTTAAGCCTAATGACTCTCTTTTTATAGATGAATTAGAGAAATATATCATTGCGAAGGAGGCAGTACTCTCGCCATCCACAATCCGGGGATATCGCAACATTCAGAAAGTACTGGCTAAAGATCACCCAGCCTTTTGCAAATCAAAAATATCGGAGATTTCACAGGAAGACGTGCAGGATGTTATCAGCCGCTTAAGCAAGATAAAGTCCCCCAAAACTGTACGCAATTATCATGGTCTTATTTCAGCCGTAATCGGCTCAAATCTGCCCTTAAACACTACCATGCCACAAAGGGTACAACCAGAACTTTATATTCCTTCTGACGGCGAAATACAAGCCTTAGTTAATGCCGTAAGAGATACGGAATTAGAAATACCTGTACTGCTTGGCGCTTTCTGCATGATGCGCCGTGGGGAAATCTGCGGACTGTCCATGGATGATATAAAAGGCGATATCGTCCACGTGCACCACTCTCTTGTACTTGGAACGGACAAAGAATGGCATTTAAAGGCTCCTAAAACAGAAACCTCAGACAGGTACATACAGGCTCCTTCATTTGTAACAGATAGAATCAGGGAAATCGGTCATATCACAAATCTCAATCCCCATTCTATCACGATCATGTTTCAAAGAGTGCTTAAGCGGAATAAGATTAACCATTTCCGCTTTCACGATCTAAGGCACTACTCCGCCTCCATCCGGCACGCTCTGGGTATACCGGATGCCTACATCATGGCAGACGGCGGATGGAGTTCTGACAGGGTTTTAAAGTCTGTGTACCGGCACGCCATGAGCGACCGTAAACGTGAAATGTCAGACAAAGCAAATTCTCATTTCCAGATGCTATGCAACACGAAATGCAACACAGATTAGAAAACGCATTGAAAAATGCTGGATTTTTCTCTCTTTACCAGAGGGTTCAAATCCCCCTCTCGCTACTATTTTTTTATCCAGTAAATACAAGTATTTCATTCAAAACCTTGTATTTACTGGATTTTTTATTATATGTATATATAATATTTTTTAAATCTATTATGATTTTTTCATATAATTTAAAAAATATGCAACACGAAATGCAACACGAATTTAGTCCGTTCTGTACGAATTAATCAAGGAAACGACTCCCATCTTCTCGAGGCTACGCTGCAGCTTCTTGGCGTTGTTAAGGCTCTTGTATGCCCCTGCCTGCACGATCCACAAGAATCCCTCCGGCGCTATCTGCTCCGGTTCAAATTCATCATACTGGTGCAGATTGTATCTCTCAATATAATTGATCAATGTCTCCGCGTAAGTCTGGGATGTGGCATATCCGCACTGCTGCAGATGCTGGCATGCAAGGATATAGTTACCGCATCCGATTACGGCTCCATACCGTAGGGTTTTGCCGCCGTCCGTGCTTCTGGTGGCGATATACGCATTATGGTCAAGGATGGACTGTTCCCAGCTGTCATAGGCACGCCACAGCTCATTTTTATCTACGCGGTAGCTCCCGTCCGGGTTCTGCTCCACGGCATCCTTTACATAGCTCCGACCAGTCCAGCCATTCAGCTTAATCCCGAACAGCGCATTGGCATTCTGTGCAAGCTCCGATGTTCCTACTGCACTTTCTATAGACGCTTGGGCGATTACCACGCTGGGAAGCATGATATGATTGTCCTGCCAGTCCTTACGGGCAATGTTCCCTACAAATTCGTGGAACTCTTCCCTTGTAGTATTATGTTCCTCTGACGGCGTCTGTACAGATGGAAGCACCACCGGATGGTAGATTCCTTTGTAGATCGCCTTCGCAATCCCTTCCGCGCCGCCTGCCGCCTGATACGTGTCTATATCCTGCTGATTGTCGCAGAAGCAGACTTCTATCAGCATGGATTTTGCTTTTGTCTTTCTGATTACATACAAGCCTGTACCGGCTTTCACTCCGCGGTTGGTAAATCCCAGTTCCGACAGGTTTGCGCATACATCTAATGCATCCTGATACTGCCTGCCCTCGTAAGTAAAGACCTCTGTGCCGTGCCCCTTATGCTCTCCGGATGCGTTGAAATGAATGCTGATGAACCAGTCCAGTTCCTGCCGGTTCGCCAGAGCTACTGCGGCAGCGAGGTATTCGTTCCGGGTGTCTGCCTGGTCTATCGTGCAGTCAATCACCGTGACACCGGCTGACCGGAGCAGGCTCATGAGAGCCTGTCCTACCAGCCTTGTATGCTCTGATTCTTTAATAATGCCCACGGCGCCATAACCGGCGCCGCTCTTTGTGTGTCCACAGTTTATTCCTACTACCATGATATCACTCCTCCGTTTTGGGTTCCGGAACCTTAAGCTCTGGAAGACCTGCAACTGATGTGAGCAGGCTGAGCACCCCTGCAAGCGTAGCTGCTGAACCCACTGCAATCCAGTTCACTTCTCCTATCACTGCTGCTGTTCCAATCGTGGCAACTGCTGTCTGCGCTACCGTCTTTACTGCCCTCATGCCTGCCGCCTTTGCCCATTTGATCCAATACTCTCTGTTCTTCATGCTCTTTTCTCCTTTTCTTTCTTCTTGATTTTTTATTGATACCCTGCTATGTTTCAGCCGGCTGCCTGCAGTATGGCAAGCGCTGCCGCTATGACCGCAGATACCGCCGCCGATATGGCAGCGCCGGCTGTGGTCCGCCCCATCCACCGGTTGCGGTCCCGGAGTTCGTCGATGTCCCTCTGCTGCTGTTCCGTCTGCTCATGCAGATGGATAATCTCACTCCGGTTATCATATATCTGCTTCTTGCTGTTATCCCAGCTCTCAAGCTTCGTTTCTATCTTGATCAGACGGTCAAGGACTTCCCTTTCAAAACTGTTATCCGGCATTGGTCTGTACCTCCTTTCCCAGATTCGGCAACCTTATGGATTTTCCTGCAGCCACTTTTCAGTGGCTTTCTTCCACAGCTTCGGCACGGCATCGATTGCCATCTCACCGTTCCTTATCTTTGTACCGTAGAATCTTCCCATCACGCCTCCCCTCCTTCCGCAAGGGTGTTCACAGCTTCCCCGAGGTCGGCTATGGCGCCGTCCTGGATATCCTGCCCCTCCCTGATCTGTGCGATCTCTTCCTGCAGCTTCTCCAGTTCCGTCTTTTCCCTGATGTTCCATACGGTGTCCATGGAGCCGTCCGGCTGCAGTGTGGAGGTCTCTGATTCAAGGATTAAGTCTTCATAGTTCCCAGTCACGGTGCCGTCTGTCATGATCTGGACAGTTCCAAGGTTCTCCGGGGTGATCTTATTCCAGTCCGCGACCATCGCATCCTTGTCTGCATACCGGGCTTTCATATAGCCCAGTGCAGCGCCTCCCTGCAGTTCGATCTGTGTGCTGTCTGCCAGCACTAATTTTGTTGTACTCATTGTTTTTCCTCTCTTTCTCCCTTTTCAGGGTATAAAAATAAGAGCCTTTCAGCTCCTGTTTACAGTTATGGCATTTTTTACAGAGTGCCTGGATCAATGATTGATCAACACTGTGTAATCAAACCATACAGCATATTGTTCATCGAAATTGTGACCATCCCTGTAGCGAAAAAATACGTTAAAGCCACCTGTGATTTTCTGCGTAAAATAATCTAGTATCGTATCAGCTTCGCCTTGAATCGACACCGACACGAAGTAATTATTGACGTCAGTGTTTGCCCATTGAAGAGGTAAACTAATAAACCTGCCCGCCAATCTAGGCTGATCCTGATTACGGCTTGCGTATGTCCTTCCGCCAAAGATATAGCTTTTCTCAAGGTAATTACCAAGTTCGTCCTTGAGCTTTTTGCCCATGGTGGCATCTAATGCAGTTCCCGGAACGGTTGCAAGCAGGTTATTTGTCAGTGTCGGCATCGGTCCTGCCGGTCCCTGCGCGCCTGTAGTGCCCTTATCCCCTTTCGGTCCCTGGGCACCCGTATCTCCCTTCTCCCCCTGCGGTCCAGCAGGTCCTTGTGGACCCTGTATTCCGCGGTCTCCTTTAGGTCCCTGTATTCCCTGCGGTCCCTTAATGTTTCCAATCAATATTCGTGCCATCTCAATTGCCTCCATTATCTGTTATATAGTATAGGTTTCCGGTTTCTGTGTCATATTCAAAAGAAGGCGGCGTCTCTCCGTCTGGATATTCTGCGTACAGATTTCCGGTTTCCGGCTCAAGATAAAGCGAGAACATGCCGGATGATGGCGCTGTCACTCCCGATGGTCCCTGCGGTCCGGTATCACCTTTTTCTCCCTTTTCCCCTTGAGGTCCAGCAGGTCCCATAAGTCCCTGCTCTCCACGCTCTCCCTGCGGTCCTGCCGGTCCCCGCGGTCCGGTCAACTCTCCTTCGTCAAGACGGCGCTGTACTTCATTCGTTATATCTACAGCATTCTTTGCGGCTACATCTGCCTGCGCTCCTGCGCCCAGCGCGGCTGATTCTGCTGCTCTTGCATCCATAGCCGCGTTGACCGCCTCCTGCGTGGCTATATTCGTCCTGTTTACGGCAGCGTCCACCTCTCCCGTGTTCGTCTCAACTTCCCTGTTCAATTTCTCTGCAAGGGATATCATGCTCCCACGGACCTCTTCTCCGTATACAGCATGCCTGAAATCATTGATTTCTCTTGTTATATCTGCCATCTTCAACCTCCTGCTTTCTTTTCCAGTGCTGATACCCTGCTCACCAGATCTGAAAAAGAAGTTCCCGAATTAAATATGTTTCCGCTTACTTCTACATTTGAATGGAATATTCCGGCTTTTTTACAATCAAAGCTGCCGTTGCATTCCATATTGCCAGCGGATGTCACCTTATTTCCTGCGCTTACATTGCCCTGACCGGATATATTCCCATTGGAAGCATCTAAGACGACCCCTTTTGAACCGTGCAGGATGAACAGACCCGAGCCTCCATGACCCATGTTTTCCCAACCACCGTCACCGATATAGACAATGGGATTATTTTCTGAATTTTTCCACACTTTGAAGGAACCGTCCGTCATGGTTGCCCTGCCATCACCGCTCTGGGAATAATTCGCGATCATGCCCCTGTAGATATTCATTCCGCTTTTATCAGCTGATGTAATAACATTTCCATTGCCATCAAAGATTTTGAGTCCATCAACATCTATGCGGACCATGAGGCGGTCTGACCTGTCACGTATGATAATAGTTCCACTCCTGCCAAGCCCGGAACCTCCCACCTCAAATGTTCCGCCCCTGACACGGTCGGCAAGCATGGTTCCCGTGGTGACGAAATCAGCTACCAGATTGCCGTCAATGGTCCATGCATTGCGGTACACGCCGTTATATCCTGTGGTAGAAAAACCAAGACCATTCTTATTCAGCCGGATCACATTTGTTGCAGCCTCCTTGGTGGGTGCATCCATGACAAGAAGCTCCTCCGGGTGCCCGTCCGGGGCACGCCCGATCACGATGTAGCCGCCGAATCCTCCGGTTATGAGTTCTGTGGCGTTTTCCACCTTCCGGTTGATCTCATGGCTTGCTGACTGTGCGACCTGCTGGATATAGGCGTTAAGGTCTGTCTGCTTCCTCGCAGTGGATCCAGACAGGGAAGCAATTGTCCCCCCAAGTGATATGCTGCCTTTTCCCGGCTCCTGCAGATACCTTGTCCGTTCTTCCAGCAGGTACAGCACATCTATTCCGTGGGGCTTTGATTTTACCCGTGTCCAATATCCGGTCTTCAACCGGTCTATACTGACTCCCATATCTGCCAGATCGACTGCGGTAAGTTTGAGCACATCCGTCATGTAGATGGACTTTGCAAGGTATACCCTTGCCTTGGTCAGCAGGTTTGCGGGAATCGTCACGTCTTCCCACTTTACCTGCCGGAATATCCAGCCGTAGCGGCTGACCGCATCCTCGTCATATATATAATCCTTTCCGCCATTCACGCTGCTGATCGTCACGGTCTCCGTTCCCAGATTCCCATCCGGCAGCGTAATCTCCAAATCTGCCCCTGTGGGTATCAGCGCAGTAAATAGAGTAGTGGCGTCCCTGTTCTTTTCATAATCCGCCAGATTGACCGCATAGCGTATTGTCTGCCCATTGACTCCGCCTGCATCCGTGACATAGTCAAGATACCTTATGCCGCCTTCAAATCTAGTCCTTAGATATCCTCCGTGGGTATTGACCAGCTTCTCGCGCAGGCAGTCCAGCGAATTGGAATAGTAGATACTGCTCCTGTGGATGTAGTTATTGCTGTCCACAACATTGACTCTCCCTATATGGAACCTCTTTTTCTCCTCCACCTGCGAATTGTGATTATCTAACACCCTTTTAAGGAAATCTGTAATGCCTCCCTGAAAGTCATAAGGGCGCATGATGCTGTCGCACAGGTAGGCAAGATCTGATTCACACGTGACCTTGTTCGTCCTGTAGAAATCCTCCTGACTGGTAACACTCCTGCCGCGGAACAGTTCAACCCCATTTTCATATACATACAGTTCGGAACAAAGAGGGGCTATCTTGTCATAGTGGGGATGTTCCGGAGAAATCCCGAATTTGAGATATCCGGGAGAATTTCCAGCTACTTCCTTCAAAGATGGGGACTGCAGTTTCAGATATTTATTTAAAAGCGGATATTCTTTTCCGTCCGTCACTACTGTTACCCTGTACATCACAGCATCCCTCCCCTGTAATCAATGGAGACCTCCCCGTTTCCGGTGAAGCTCAGAATGTTATCGCCAGCGCTAGTGACGATATCATATTCTATATTTGTGCCGGCTTTCAGCTGATAGGTCTGTCCTTCAAACGTGACTTTCATATCCCTGTCAACGATAATGATTGGCACTACCGGCTTTTCAAGTCCAATAATGTTAATGCTCCCCGTACCGTTTACTGTGATATTGCCATAATTCCTTATGACCCCGTTCACAAAAGAAAATGGATCCCATTTCCATGGCTCAAGGCTCGACTGCTTTTCCATCTTGTACGGTTCCACGTCTCCGGTGATGGTGATATCCGTCATGACATCATTGTCTTTACTGCTCTCAAGCTGGAACCTTCCAAGGTAATAGAAGTTAGGGTCGTCAGGAAGTATGCATTTCTTCTGTTTTCCATGTAGTTCTGCTGCTATCCGGCTTGACAGGCTGTGCCACTGCGTGTAATCCGTATCAAGGGAAAAAGTAAGCGTTATGGTCCTGTTCCCATAACACACAGGACCATTCACTTCTGTAAGGTCAACTTCCCCATTCATCCCCGGAATGTCAACCAGTTCCAGCTTTGGCTTAGGGAAAGTGATATGGATATTCTCGAGCATCAGCTTCCAGTCATCGTAAGTCCTTATATTGTCAATCAGTACGTTGATCATCTCTCGCTTTCCTTTCTTGCCTTTTCAATCTCTATATCCACGGTAGGTGCTACCAGCTCACCGACCTTCACACCGTCCATGGACACGTCACCCGTGATGCTTCCTTTCTCAAGTACGACTTTCGTCTCACCGGGGGTGTTCCTTCCTTCTGGATCCATATGTAGCCTGTAGCCCACATCAGCCGCGATTGTCCCGCTTTTCTCCGTGATTGCTCCCTGCATGCTCTCTACCGTCTTATGGGCTGAATTTACAGATTTCTTCACAAGGTTGGGCGTTTCACCTTCTATCCCGACGCCTATGCCAGCAATCAGGTTCTTTCCGATAAGATCACGCGCCAGCTTTGAAGGGGATGCAATTCCCAGCCAGTCTTTTACCGCATTGACGGCACTCTTGGCGGCGTCTAGGGCACCCTCCACAAGGGAAGCTGCTTTTTCACTGATTCCTTTTTTGATGCCCTCTATGAGGTTCTTTCCAATGCTGCCCCAGTCAAGATTCCAGAATTTTTCCTTGATCTGCTCAAATATCTCTGGTATGGCTTTCAGAAGTTCGGCAATCGCATTCAGCATTCCTTTTGCAAGGCTGCGCATGATCTCGATTGCGGCGACTACTAACCTTGGCAGATTCGCTACGATTGCACTGACCAGATTTGCAATGATCTTGGGCGCAGCTTCTATCAGCTTGGGAATTGCCTCCATGAGCCCCGTCACCAAGCTGGTGAGAAGGGTTATGCCCGATTCTATGATATTGGTCAGGTTATTTGGGTCAGTCAGCGCCAGTGCGAGGGAAATGATTCCCTCTGCGGCAGCATTCAGCAGTTCGGGGAGCATCTGGGCAAATCCTGTCACAAGACTGGTCACGATCTGGACGCCGGATTCTATGACATTTGGCAGGTTAGATGTCAACGACTCTGTAAAGCTGCTGATCAGTTTATTTGCCTCTTCAACGATTCCAGAAAGGTTAGACGATAAGCCAAGCGCTATATTTTCCAGTATGTTCGCCCCTAGTGAAAAAAAGGAACCGATAATGGTGAGCATGCCGCCGCATAAAGACGTTAAAATTGACACTCCTGCCTCTGCAATCGCTGGAAGATTTTCCTGGATAGAAAGCAAAAGCGAATCAATCATCGAAACCGACAAGTCAACTAGTGTTGGCAACTGCTGGGATGCCCCGATAAGAATATTGCCTAAGAGTTCTCCGCCGGCTTCTATAAGTCCCTCTGTGCCTCCTTCATTGAATGCTTCGGTAAGCTCCGATATACATTGCGTCCCTATCTTTACGAGATCTTTCAACGGCTCCTGTAATTCTTCATATAATGCAATTCCTAAGCCTTCTGCAGCAGATTTCATTATGGTGAACTGCCCTTGAAGATTATCCTGCATGGTTTCTGCCATATCAGCAGCGGCACCGTCACAATCACCAATAGCTGCTGATAATTTCTCATAATCCTCTTCTGAGGCGTTAATAATTGCCAGCATGCCAGACATTGCTTCTTTCCCAAATAAGGTAGAAGCATAGGCAGCCTGCTGGGACTCTGTCAGCCCTTCAAAAGCCTGCCGTCCTAAAGTTTCAGCAAGCATATAGCGCTGTTCTTCCGTCAATGCCTGCTTCTTTGTTGTCTTAATCCCCAGAAGCTGTTCTGCATATAATTTCGCTTCTGCTTCCGTAAGCTGTGCAAGCTGAAACCTTCCTTCCGCCATTACCATTTCAGCGCGTTTCTGCTCTTCTGTGTAGCCAGCAAAAACATCAGCACCATTTTCTGCGATAAATTCAGCCTCGCGCATGGCGTAATTTTGGTTCTTCTGCTCTTCTGTGACAATCTTAAACTTGTCACGAAGTATTCCCATCGTTTCATCCAACGATTTCATACTTCCATCAGCATTGGTAACTGATATTTCCAGCATGGACATAATTGTGTCCATATCATCTGTCGGAGACACCATATTAGTCAAAGCCGTACGAAGATAAGTACCCGCCTGACTCGCCTTTATGCCAGCATTTGCCATTAGCCCTATTGCTAATGCCGTATCTTCTGCTGAATAGCCTAAGGCTCCGGCTACAGGAGCGACGTATTTAAAGGTCTCTCCCATCATGGCTACGTTAGTATTCGCATTACTGGAGGATGCCGCCAATACATCAGCAAAGTGTGAACTGTCAGACGCGGTCAAACCAAATGCGGTCAATGCGTCTGTTACAATATCGCTGGTCATTGCCAGGCTTTCGCCTGAAGCGGCTGCCAGATTCATGATGCCTTCGATTCCCCCCAGCATATCCTCTGTCTTCCACCCAGCCATTGCCATATAATTAAAGGCTTCTGCCGATTCAGACGCACTAAATTTTGTCTTGGCACCCATTTCTTTAGCTTTTTCCGTAAGCCTGTCCATTTCTTCGGCTGTCGCACCTGAAATTGCTTCCACCTGTGACATGCCTGCTTCAAAATCACCGCCAACCTTAATTACAAATGCACCCAGCCCACTGATAGCCGTCCCTGCTGCTCCAATTGCTTTAACTGCCACCTTGGAAGCGGTCACAGCTGCATTGCCTACTGCCGCAAAGCCTTTTTGTGCAAAGCCTCCTAATCCTGAAAGCCCTTTCTGTAATCCCGATTTATCAAGTTCAGTTCCAATTTTTACATGTCCATCATTAGCCATAATCCACCTACCACATCAAAAAATCTGACAAAGTAGGCACGCGCTGCTACTCTACGGTGCAGCCTATTGGCTCTTGCCTTTGTACTCCTTTACGCTTATTTCCAGTTTGTTGATCTGTCTGCATCTGGGGCACTTTATCTCTCCCTTGACATACTCTGCTTTCAGCAGTGTCTGACCGCATTTACGGCATACTATTTTTTCAATTTGAACCACCGTCCTTTTGTATACGAAAAAAGAACGTCTATTGCTAAACGTCCTTTTGCATGCATCCTGTAATGAATTTTGCTTGAATATGTCAATGCCATATGCTATATTATAGATATAAAAGGAAGCAACCGCCCACAAAGTGGTTGACCTCCAAATATGCTTATGTAATAAGCCTACCTGACTGCCAAGTACAAGGTAGGCTTATTTATTTTCGCTTGTTATTCCTATCTATGTAGGCAAGCAGTGTAATTAAAAACGTCGCAAACAGAATCAAATCCTGAAACGAAAACATTTCCATCCGCACCACCTCCCTTCTCTTTCAAGTTAGGGAGGCTACCACCCTGCAACACGATTGCTCCTATGGCTATAATAGCATATATTCAAGTCTACGACAATCTTAATCATCTTGGCGTCACCTGCCTCCTGTCCACTATCCTTCTCCGTACATATTCCTTCATATCAGCATTCCGCTTTGTCAGTCTTGTCCTTACGTCCATATTTCCGTCTGGTTCTTCCAGCATGTAAACAGCACGCATTTTCTTGACGAATTTCTTTTCCATCTTGGAGAGGCTTCCGAGGTCGCATGTACGCCAGTACATCACCCTTGCCATCTTCACGTTTTCATCCAGGCATTCAAACAGCGCCGAAAATTCCCACCAGTGCAGGTCATTATTAGGCGTCCTCCTTAGATCGATATGGTACTGCTGCAGGAATGCGGCATAAATAAGCGGCGCATCCTGCTTGAAGCAATACCCTCTCTTTGCTTTTGCACGGCTGCTACCGTTACCCTGTTTTTCTTCCTTTCCGCATCGGTGGAACCACAGCATATATCTGATCGCTTCGTCCCAGTCTGACGGGATATCTTGGAAATAGAAAATGTTCAGCGCATTCAGGAGCTTCTGTTCGTCATTGTTGTCGCTGAACATTTCTATCTCTATTGCCATAATAGCACGATACCCGTAATTGACCCTGTATTCCACATCGTGAATCGACACCCTGTCCGGCAGTTTATCAAATATGATGGATTCTATCATTTGATATCATCAAGGGTAAATGTGAGGACGCTCTTTTTCTGGTTGGAGATTTCCTTTAGAAATTCCAGATAAGCCCCTTTCGCCTCTTCCAGATCCTTACACCCGTCAAGGATTTCTTTCATCCCCATTTCGGAAAAGAAATCAGCGAACATATCAATTGTCATTTTTACAATTTTAGAAAAGAGTTCCCCTTTTTTAGCACTCTCCTGTATACCTTTTTCTGTTTTCTGCATGTTTTGGAGTGCTAACTCGAACTTGGAAGCATCCTCCAGCCTGCTGATCTTAAAATCAACTTCTTTTCCATTAACCTGCATCGTTTTCCTCCTGCCCCGGCGTGCCTGCGCCGCTATCCGTTTCTCCTGTCACTGTGCTCACATAGGCATATTCTACCGGCATTGCTCCGATTTTCTTAAATTCGATATCTATTGCCGATGATTCGCCGGCATTGCCGGAACCGTCACTGTTTACGACGATAGAGACCTGCCCCTTCTCGCCTTTGCCATTCAGGATGTTGAAGTACACATAGTTGGTCACGACTCCATTGCCTGTGCCATACTTGCTTTTGTGTGACAGGCAGTAATCCTGCGCCGGGTCACCGATGTATCTGTCACCAGCAACTTTAAAGGAACGCTGCGTACCGGTCTTCATGGTAGTCTGCCCTGCACGGATATACTGTTTATCCTGCGTTACGGGATTGAGCTGCGCATCAAGACCTGTAATCCCCATTTCCACTACTTCATAATCTGAAACAGCGGTGGATTTGTCTGGTGCCGTGTCAATCGCAAACACATAATCATCATTGGTCACCCAGCCTACATATGCCGGGTCGGGCTTGTAGCCCTGCATCAGTTCATTTAGCTTCATTGTCTGCTCTCCTTTTCAAAATAAATGAGCCTGCACTGTATCATGTACCTTGCAAGCCCTGCTGCTGCGTTTACACCTGCCAGATTAGGCATATTCTGTAAGACTTCCATCTTCCTAATCTCACAACTATCTGGAAATTCCGGATAGTTCTTCAACCTGTCCTGTTCGTTAATCCAGTCCATGAATGCCTGCGCGAAATTCATAGCCTCAAGGTTAAGATCATCGGCACCGGTAGAATATTCTTTGGTGATGATAACGGAAAAGGCATATTCCTTTTCAGCCCCCACCCTTACATATTTCTTTCTTACCTGATCGGAATAATTTGTCACGAAAGAAAAACTGTCCGGTGATTCAGAAGAAAAATTAAAATTCAATATGCTTCCTGCAAGCTCCGCCACCTTAGGCTCGAAGAAATCTCTCATTGCATCATGCTTTGTCATTTTTACCCCCTGTCTATAAACTTTTGTACGGCGTTTACGACCTTCTGACCATCAGCTACCCACATTGCTTTATCCCAATGTGACGTTGCAAGAGGATGTTTGAAGCCATGCTGCTCTAGCGGAATGCCCGTAGGCACTTTATGTTCTCCATGGATCGCAAAAGAACTTCCAGTAACAGATGAAACGTACAATTCACCTTCCCACTGATAATGTGCATAGGGAGACCTGTATTCTACAATCCCGATGCCATTCTCTTCATATATGCTCACCTCTTGGGAAAGAATAAGGTCTTGCGCTGGAACATATTTGGTCATATGCCGCCTGCACTCATTTGCAGTGAACAATATTACATCTGAATTGATTTTTTCCTTTGCAATCTGCGGCAACGGTTTTTTCCACTCAAAGTCAATTCGCATATCATCCTCCCAGCCTGTAATGCTTCCCCATCCGGTGGGATGTATTGTCCGAAAAAGCAGTGACCTTGAATGCATCCGGCTTATGCCTGCTTAAGACCTGTACTGCCGTGTTCCCCATATTCCCTGTTATATCCTCACTGCACTCCCCCTTTATCACAACATCATCCATGGATACCGTGAAATGCCCTTCCGGAAACTTGACGAACTCCGAATAAGGAAGGTATCTTTCATCCTGTGGTATCCTTGCAACATAGGTATTGGAAGCGTTTGCCTGCTTGTCACTGAATGTGGTCTTTATACACGACTTGAAGAAACAGTCTGTAAGGACCGTCCTTATCCAGCGTTCTTTCTTATCTTCTGCATCCTCTGCCCGGATTCTGTTGTACAGGGTGATCGTATGGATATAATTAGGATTCATAGCGTATCCCTCCGGCATATAAGAGCCCCGTTGCTTGAAGGTACCTGTATATGAGGCTCTGTACCTCCTTTTTCTTGCCGCTTTCCGTATAGACAGATTCTTTCAGGTCGAAGGTCGCGCTCTCCCCGTCATTTGAGTAGGATGTAAGGGTGCCTGCCGCACCTTCCTGAACGCTCTGCTCTGCAATCTTATCTGCCTTGTATAAAAGCTCTGCAATGGCGCATGTACAGTCTTTCACGGCATCTGTGACCAGGCTTTTATCTGCTTTCAGCCTGTTAAATGTACGGGCATCTATCTCAATGCCAGCCTGATTTTCCCAGTAAGGGAAGTCCTCTTGCGGCACTGCCGGGGATTTCCCCAGCAGATACCGCTTGGTATAATATTTATAGTCAGCATACATAGGACCACCGCCTTATGACTGTCTGGGTGTATTGTCCGGCGTTGTCTGTGTGGTCGCTGATGCGGTTCCCTGCTTCAATACAGAGAACGGGCATCTCTTTTTCTTATCCTTCTGCAGGGAATTGATGGGATTCGGGATTTCCCAGCCCAGACGCATCACTGCCCTGAGCGCTACCATGTCATTCTGCATCAGATTGTAGGCGATGGACTTATCGGGATTCTGCACCACGCCCTCTGTGAACAGCTTGAACGTGATATCCTGCCTGATTGCATACACGAGCTGGCTGAAATCGCCCGAGATCATCAGCGCCTTGGATTTGTCAAAGGCTCCGTTGTTAGGGAAGTTCATTGCAGACCCGTCCAGCGAATAGGATGTGCCGTTCTGCATATCGGACTTAAAAAGCGGCTGCCCTGTCGTGTCCTTTAAGCCGCGCAGTTTTGCCCTCATGGAGATATCAGCCATGTGACCATTCACGAAATACCCGGAGCTCTCTACTTTGGCGATAACTCCATCTTCACCCATAATCTTGTCATACAGGTTATCGCTTGGAGCCAAAGTCACTACGGAACCGGCATCCGTTGCAGTCTTTACAACGCACTCCCTCCATGATGCAGGCTTTTCCGTCCCAAAAAGGACAGCGCCGTCAATGGTCTTCCCAAATGCCTCCAAGATTCTGGGTTTGACTTCTCCCCAGATATCATAGGCAGCATCGTCAATCACTGCTTCCGGAATCGGGACAATGACCGCGATTTCTTCTGCGATGATGAACTTCTTGTCCCACGCCATCGTCGTGGTCTGTTTCTGTCCGGTATCCCCGTTTACGAAATAGGAGATAGGGAGCATATCCAGCACAGGCATTTTGTACTGCTTCGAGGTCATGTTAGGGAGCTTGCGCCCTCTTGAGAGAACCGCGGACTGCGTCACCACTCCCTGTATGATCTCATTTGCTTCCTGTGTAGGGATAAGGGTCTCTGCTCCTGTCCGGTCAATCAGTGATGCCGTGTCAAATAGTCTTAAATCCATTCTTTTTCTTCTCATTTTTTCTTCATCCTCCTTTATCTTCTGGCTGCCGCCCTGATGGCGTCATTGATAGAATCGTTCATGCTTCCGCCAGCGCCGTTTGTTTCTGTTTCAGTTGACATGACTGCGCGGTAAACGCCCTTGCCTGCATACCGCGGATTCTCCTTAAGGAACTTTTCCGCTGCCTTGGTGAAGTCGGTCTTATCGTCAACCAGTTTGCTGACCTTGAACATCACATAGTCAAGGTCTTCTGCCCTTACACCTTTACCGGTCAGTATTTTCTCATTCTGCATCTGTTCAAGTTGCTCTTTGTAGCTGTCACGCTCCTGTTCGATGCTTGAGATATCCGGCTTGTTCTTTTGCTTCTGGTCTTTGTACTGCTGGAATGCCGCATTAGCCTCTTCCTCGCTCAACCCCTGCTTCTGGAGGAAATTCCTTACCGCTGTCTCCTCCGCAGTCTTAGCCCGTGACATTGCGATTTCGTCAAGCTGTTCATAAGTAAATGTTCCGCCAGACTTTGAACCTCCCTTTTCGCCTCCTGCGTCTGTCTGCTGACCGCCGTCACCGCCATCAAACAGGCGGAGATTCATTACCAGTTTCTTTTTCATCTTTTTTAATCCATCCTTTCTTATTCGCATAATAAAAAGACCCTCTGCAGGTCTTTCAAACAAAATAGATACAATTATATTCTCTGTTAATTTCTGCCAGTCCCAGGAACCACGCATCCACCAACAGCTTCCCTGTATCAGACAGTTTTTCCCACTCTATGGTTGCCGCTCCGCTCTGCGTGTCGGCTCTGATCAGATTGTCCGTCAGTGATTCCATGGAATGGACCAGGTTGCAGGTCAGCGCAGAGACTGCGGCGCACACTATATCAGCGCCATTCTTATTGTAGCCGGCATGACCATTCATGCGTATTCCATGTTCATTTACCTTTACCTCTATCACCTTGCCACCTCCTTAAGTATGCTGGCACCGCCTTATTTCAGGGCGTAAAAATACCACCTGCCTTTTTGACGGGTGGTATTAATAATTATGCCACTTACAATTTTTACAGATTTCTTCCCAATTTTGAAGTCCCTTATATTCTTCTGGAATACTATCCTTTTTTAATATCCCATCAATTGCATCTGAATTTTCCATGCAATCACTACTTTGAATCATTCGATTTACCAGCGGACACATAACTAAATCATTTTCTGGCATTTGTTATCACCTCCATAGCAGCCTTTATCCTATCGTCATACTGCTCTTTCTTAAATGCAGTCCTTATTAAATTACTGTCATTATCTACGTAAGCAGCGCCATCTACGCTAAAATAATCTGTATACTTTCCCTTCCATCTGGTAGTAGTAAATACTGCATTGCTGATATAGCTCCTTGCTTCACCCTCGGTTACATTATGCGCCCTCTCTTTATTGATATGCATATCATCAAATAAAAGTCCGCTTAAATCCGGTACAGATGGATGAAGATTTATTTCCCCTTTTATGCCGATTTCTTTTATCTTTTTTATAATTATAGCATCCTTCTGCAAATCTTCAAAGTATTTTCCTTCCGTTTTGGTCAGTGAAAATCTCCCACGCAGTCCATCCTGATATACCCTGCCCATCTGCTGCGGAAGATGCATTGTTTCAGAAAAGTCCCTGTAGGTCTGCATCTGTCCGGCATAGCGTGCCCTCTTTATGATGATATCCGTACCATCTGCATCCCCTTTTTCCATGAGCCTTATATCCTGTCTGGTCTTGCGCATGGCTGTCTCCATTTTCCTCTGCTGCTGTAAAGCCTCATAGGTAGTGTACTCTCTGCCATTATAGACCTTCGGGGTATTCTCTTCCTGCATCATCTGCTCCAGCTGTTCATCCGTATAAGCCCGTTCGGAAATGCCCTGAATGAAAGGCAGATAGTCATGATAGCAGTTGGCTCCATGCAGCCCTGTAACGGTTCCCAGTCCGCAGATATCACGGAGCTGGCGCATGGTCCATACGCGTCCCTGCCATACTTGGTGGGTCGGGCGTGCCCCTACGTGATAGGTGACCTCATAGGTATCAGTCCCAAGCCTGCCTGCCACCTGCTCATTGATCTTCCCCTGTATCTGCCGGAACCCGGTCATGACCGCCCGGCGCGCCGCCACATCCACCCGGCTGTGATATCCGCTGCCATAATCTATCCAGCGCAGACCGCTTTTTGTCATGTCATTGATGGTCCTTGTAAGCACTCTGTTATAATCAAAGGTGCCCGAATGGATATCATACATAGCCGCATCCAGCGTTTCCCGGTAAAACCGGGAGAGTCCCACCGACGTCATGTGCCCGGAAGCCGACTGTCTTACGAATCCAAGGGAGCCTGTGATATCGTGGAAGGTGCCTGCTGTCTGCTGTCTGACAGCGTCTATGAGGCTCTGCAGCTCAATGTTTTCCTCGAAGGGTATCTGCTCCATGCCGAACAGGGCATAGCTCCTTCTGTGCCCCATATACTGCTCATACACTTCATCAGAGAATATCCTCTCCATCTCCGCATCAGAGACGGCAAGCGTCTCCTGGATCCATTTTTTTATATCCTCTTCAAATTCTCCCAGCTGCTGCAGTCTGGTAATCTGCCAGTCAGCCGATGCAGTGGAGAAGCCATTGGCTTTTATCCGGCGCACGATATCTTCCATTATACGCATTTCCAGTTCGGAAAAGGAAGTTGTAATCGGAAGTCCAAGTTTCTCAAGTTCCCCCTGCGTCATTCAATCACCTCTGCCGTCTGACCAACATTTACTTTTGCCTGTTCCGGCGTCTCTCCATACCACTTTGCTCTATACTCAAATAAAGCCATTGCGCCCATCGACACGTCCTGCCTGTCACGGTCGCGCTCTGCTTTCTTGTCCTCAATAATGGAATCGTCAAAATCTATTGTGACCTCCGCTTCCCTTGACAGGGGCTCCCCTATGGCAATCCCCAGCCGGATGATGATCCGTGCCAGCTGCTGTATTGCATCATTCAGGATGATTTCATGCTTCTGGATCATGCGGTACATATCTGAATTTTCGGAAATCACCTCTGTAGCAGTCTTGACATTGCCATTTTCAAAGCGGTATTTATTGGTGCCGAAACCGCATTTTAAGGACAGGTAATTCAGATCGTCATTGATTGCCTTACTGTGTTCCTCCGCGCGTATCTGCATGTTTATATCAATGATGGACTTGCCGTCTTTCTTTTCAGCATATTCATCAGGAAGTTTATAGAATACTGTATCTTCCGGATCAAATGCAGGCGAGCCGTCTTTATTCCGTACCATTTCAGGGGCAACAAAGATGCGCTTCTTTCCAAGCTCAAACTCATTGCTGTAAGAGTCAAATTCTGTATCTATCTTTTTCAGCACGTCAAGGGAATTTGCAAAGATCGCTATCCCCATCGGGTTGCTTTCGTCGTAATCCGCATCATTTACGATATTGAGCCGGTCTATAACAAACTGCGGTTCTAAAGAGCCTGTCTCGACTCTGGGAATAAGCTCCTTAAATGGCTTAAGCGCCTTCCATTCCCGTATACTAAGCTCTCTTCCTTCCCTGCTCCCTTCCGAAATTCCAAGGACTGTATTCTCAATCACATACTGCTCCCCTTCCAGCTTGTGGAACTGTATCTGGACGTACTTTTTCCGGTTCACGGTATGTACGAAAGTAAAGATGCATTCCTTTATCTTCCCATTGCTCCAGCTCACAGGATAGATATTGGATGCGCTGATATAATTAATCTTGATCCTGCCAGAAATGACAGTGCCATCATCCATCATATCAACATCTGTCAGATAGGGCACATATGCCACTGTGCCTGTGTATGCCTTCCTTTCCTGATACTCGTTACCCAGTACGAGGAAATTGTTACTTTCCAGCACTTTGGTAACAAAATCGCCTGTCCGTTCATCTGACAAGGTTATCTTTACCCTTTCATTTAAGAGCAGATCGGCTATATCTTCTGAAAGTTTCTTTGCCATTCCAAGGCTCTTGCGCTTTCTTCTGGTATAGGTGCCCTGCCCTGAATATACCCTGTAGAAGGAAAAATTGCGGACGTTCCCGTTGTACCAGCTCTTCCACTCTTCTATTTTTCTGTAGAAGGAAGCGTCAATAGTATTTATGCCTTTCTTCTGGAAATAGTTAAATATATTCATTCTATATCTGTCTCCTTATCTATGACGCTTTCAAGCTCTTCCTGTCTCTCTACTTCTGCCGGGAGCCATCTCTTGATCCATCTCCATGCGCCCATGCACATATACCTGATTGCATCCATGCAGTGGTCATTTTCTTTGACAGGGACTTCCTTCCCCTTTTCTATGGATTTCTTGTCATACTCATATAATCCAAATTCTTCTATAGCTTCCCCCTGCATGGGCGATACTGTCAGTATTCCGAATGTAAGCGCTTTCTGAACGCGGCTGATACCTAAGGCTACATCATTTTCAGCGTCACTTATGTATACTGCATAATCCAGATTTCTGGTGACGCGCCGTGCCTCCTCCTGCAGTCCTGCCGCAGACGGGTCTAGATAAACATAGAAGACCTCTGTCTCATACTGTTCATGGATTTCATTCATGAAAGAGACAAGGTCTTCCGCGTATATTGACGGGCTCTTCTGTTTTCCTGTCTTTGCGCCGCTGTGGTAGTATTCTGTCAGTCCGGTAATCTGCATCCGGTATTCGTCTACTCCGAATGCCTGATAGGTTGTTGCATTATGCTGACCATAGTCACCACCTATGATAACAGTTTCATACCGTCTTCCAGCATCCGGCTTTTTCTTGCGTTTTTCAGAGAACATGTAATAGATCAGTTCGTCCACGCCTACAGACTGACCAAGCCATACCCAGCGGTACATCTTTTCATCTGCCTGTTTCATTCTTTCTGCCGAATCAATCAACGCTGCTCCAAGCCACTTTTCCGGTACATCCCTATAGTCTGTATGGATGTGTATGCAGTCAGGACGCTTTTCCATCTTCCTGCACCACTGATTGATTGGTGCATTAGGATTTTTAGGTGGGTTATACAGATAAATCATCTGGAACCCACTTTCATTCCCCCTGACAAAGGTTGCTTCTATGTTCGCAAGTTCATTCTCTCCATCATCAAAAAATTCAGTAACTTCATCTATGATGACAAGTTTTATCGGTCTGTCTTCATCAATGATACCCTTTGTATCGTCAATGCCATCTGAACCGGAAAAGTAGATTGTAGTGCCGTATTTCTTGTAGGTGATCTCCATGGGAGACTTTGTAATCCTAAATCTGTTCTTTGAAATCCCCAGACGGTTAATTCCGCGGAGCATTTCTTTATATACCGTCTTCCGTAGCTTATTATGGTGCTTGCGCAGGACCACTACAGAACCGGATGGATCAGATACGATTTGATAATCTCCCCGGATAGCTGCAAAACTGGATTTCGTACCGGCACGCCCTGATGTAAGAATAATGTGCTTATAAGACGTATCATTGAATATCTTCCGGTACTTCGGAATTATGATCTCCGATATCCGTACCTTTTTCTTTTTCCCAGACGTCATTTATTATCTCAACTCCATCATCATCATTTTCCTTATCACTGCTCCGGCATATCCGATTTGTTTCAGCTTCCAGTTTCCTAATGCGTGCTTTCTGTTCTGCTGTCGCTAAATCCATATGATCAGAAATCCACTGCAATGCTTTCATGCGGTCAGCAAGTTTTATGCTGGCTCCGTCCTTCCCCTGCTTTATTTCTGAAATCAGCGTTCCGTCAACCTCAATACTTTCTTTGAACCGGACTACATTGATTTCTTTCTTGACTTTAACCTTTTCACCGGTTTCTTCATCCTTTACTTCAACAGGTCCGAATGGTCCCATGACTGGAACCGTCTCTTGCCCAAATTCTACATAATCCGTGATATCAGCAAAAGCTATATCCATATATTTCTGAAATATGTCCTCTTCGGATATCATCTCTCTGTTAAGGCGATTTTGTTTTAGGCGTTGGATTTCGTTTCTGATACGAGGATTTACAAGGAGTTTATAACCTTCTGCATTTGCTACTTCATAACTGCATCCGTAAGCCTTCTGATATGCCTTTGTTGCATTGAAACAGCGGACATAATGCAAGCAAAAAAGCCTTTGCTTATCAGTCAGATTAGGATTTTCTATCACCTGATCAACTTCATCCGCAATGGCTTTTTCTTTATCCTTTTTTATATGCTTCTTTTTAGTAACGTTACTATTTCCATTTGGTAACGTTACTTTATCCCACTTATCTTGATTTTTCCATTTTCTGACCTGTTCCTCTGATACCTGTAATTCTTCTGCGATATCCTTAAGCAGACGTTTTTTTCCGCTTTCCAGCCAGAGTTGTTTCGCTTTGTCTCGGCTGGGACTTCTCGGTCTTGCCATTATCACCACCTCTCATTCGTTTGTTTTGGTAAAAGAAAAGAGACAGCCGGAGCTATCCCTTTCCCTGCAATAATGTATAATCTAGTTTTTAAATTTCTTCAATTGATAAATAATATCCGTTGACCCTATTAAAGTATTCAAAAATATCTTTATCACCTGAAAACACAAACGTGGAACCATTATTTGATATTTTTGCAATAGGACATAAATCAAATCCTAAATAAGTAAAATTAGGAATTGCAAAAAATCTAATAACAATGGGTTCCTCACCAGATTGTAATCTAATTATTTCTTTAATTTCCTTTATTATATCATCAATATCATTTGCATCTATACTATTGTAAAATGAATGAGCATTTGAACCATAAGTATCATTATAATCAAATTCAACTCTTTCTTTTAGTTCATCTTTAGATAAAGATAAACCAAAAAGATCAATAATTCCCAATTCGGCATAATATTTTATTCCAAATTTATCTTTCAATTTGAAATTTTTTTTCTCCATGTAAATCCCCGTTCCATTACATTGTGGACACTTTTCAATTGTATATCCAGATTTTTCTAATGCCTTTTCTCTACACTCTCCCAAAGAAAAAACTCCAGAAGAATCAAGTCTTTCAAATTCTTGTTCAAAAATATGTTCATCTTTAGGCACCTTAAGTTTACCTGTACTATTACACATACCACATTCCATATAAAAATCCTCCAATACATTTTTCTACATTATAAATCAAAATATTATTTTTTACCACTTTACCTATAGGTAATAAGAAAACACCCAACCGCACCAACGATCAGGTATTTCTGAAAAATGTATTAAGGGGATTTGTTTTATATCACCAACTACACTATAGCACAGATTAAGTGTGTACTTCTATGTACTCTTTCAAATTTCAAAATGATTCAATGCCCTACTATGAATTTTATGTACCCATTTCCAGCTAAAATTCATTTTCACACATATATCTTCCCATTTCATCAGCTTTATGTACCGATACATCAGAACGTCCTTTTCATCTTCATCAGAAAGCCGCTCTATCCGGTCAGTTATTTCTTTACACTTCTTTATCCGCTGATATCTATATTTCATATATCGCTTTTCTTCCTGATCAAGCAGAGCAGCATAGCCGGATAGATCTGTCTGATTTAATGCATGAGGCATTCCATCATTTATTACGGAAGGACACATCTTATTCAGGCGCATCTCCCGTATCTTAAGTTCGCTGCGTTCCATCTGGCGGACTATCTTTCCATAGCCTTTTAAGTATTCTTTTTTCTGTTCAATTTCCGTAAGTTGCCCTTGTGACATTATATCTCCCCTTTATAATTCCTTGTAATTCTATTCATTGTTCTTCCCCGGCACCGCCCATCCGCTCACCTCAATCTGCAAATGCTTTCTGCCTGTCAGTCACCAAATAATAAACTTCTTGTCAATACATGATTTTTCAAACATACACCACCAGTTTTCCTTTTTGGGGCTATTCGGTTGTCTAACAAGAATCTTTCCGCGCAATTCTCTTGCGGTAGTTTCGTCGCCATCCAGAGCCTTATACTTTTCCCCTTTGATAAAAGAAAACTGATTACCTGTAATGGTTTCCAACATAACTGCTTTCATTCTCCCTATCCTTTCCCCGTCATTCGCTCATTTCTTTCAATGCGGCTTCGGCTGCTGGTTTGGAGAGGAAACATCTGTAATAATCAAGATACGGCTTATCAGTAGTGATATTTTCCAAATGGCAAATTACTCCATCGTACGCATCGTACTTTAGTAATATTTCTCCATCAGAACAGATAACAATATTGTCAATATCATAGATTTCAATTTCTCTGTTCTCTATTTTTTCATCTGTATCAATCCGATAAATTCTATTTCCCACCGCACAAGGCAGTTTCAGCAGTTTCCCTTGTTCCTCTAGGTCCTCATATTCCGCTAGTTTGTCTGCATGGACTCCATACAAAAACTGTGTAGGTGCATCTCCCATTCCTGCGCTACTCAATGCCCATTTCACTTCGCCATTTTGCCTAAGTGGAATGACGTTCTGGCCGTCTCTTTTTTCTATCAACCTCTCCATATGCACTATCCCCTTTCCCTTGCTGCTGATCGGAACATCATTAATAGCATTTCCGACACTGGTCTTTCCCTATCTTTTCGTTTTGCATTCTTTACAGATTTCAGATTGTACCATCCACCCCGGTAATGCATACTGTCTGGCACAAATACGCCCACATAATATGGAATCTCATTCTTTACTTTTTCGAACACTTCCTCTGGCATGACATAATAATTAAAGTCGCCTATAAAGTTATGTCCGTTCTTTGAATGGAAATCCTCTACGGAAGATTTGACCTCATAACAGTAAAAATCTCCTTTTTCAATTCCAGATACCGTGTTATTTACGGGCTTGAATTTTATGAAATCCACACGAACTGCGTTTTGCGTAGCATAGTCAAATGTGACTTCCCTTGCCCAATAAATACGCGTGTCGTTATGCGGATTTATATGCTTTTGTACAGCCTGCGACAACAAAGCTGTTATTTCTGATCTATTACTCATATTTCCCTATCCTTTCAATCATCCGGGTATATCCGTTCAAATTCTATTACCCATACCCATGGATTTGCATCCCAGCTGTAAAGATTACGGTCTGATTTCTTGATGGTGGAGTCCCAGAGTTGCATAAATGCAAATATATCTCCGTTATTTCCACACCAGCAGCCTTCTTTTTCACATCCCTCTATTGTGATATCCTGCAACCGCTCTACCCTTGCATCTGTTACCTTTAAAAAGATTCTGGCAGCTTCCTTTGGCATGTGGAGGGATGGTTTCCATTTTCCTCCATTGCATGCCTTTGGGTCTCTGCTATTTTCAAAATATTCTGGAGACCAATCCGCCGCATACTCAACGCCTGCTTTTGGATGGCTACTCAAAGGTCTGAATGTTTCCCGGACGTACAGGATATCTCCCGACTGATATGGTGATTTGATCGTGGGATTAAATGGCTCTCCACACCTAGCGCAATAAATATTCTGTGCATTTTCATCATATATGTAATCAACATTCATATACATACATGAAGGACATGCATCAAGCTGCGGTTTCACACACCTCCTTGTAGCGGTCTTCCTTCCATTCAGTATCGCTCTGACCATTTCTGTATTAAATAGAATAGGCTTTGATATTCTCAATAACTCTGTTCTGGTCAACATACCTGTTCCTTTCTGAAATCTACAATTTCCATCTTGACAATCATGCTGTTAAATTCAGCAGCATATCCTTCGACATCCAACGTGTTTCCTTCTGGATCCTTGAGTGTAGCAGAAAAATATTCCCAGTCTTCGTCGTATTTCAGATTACAGTCATTTTCCAAACTGCCATCTTCACATTCAAAATCGAAATCCAGCAATTCTAAACCTTTACAATCGCCAGAAATCCTTTGCGTGATATGTCCTATATATTCTCGCTGCTGTAATGTAATCTCAACTGTGTGAGTGCCTGTGGATTCCTCAAACATATCATTGTCATAGCTTTTCATTTCTTTATTCTCCTCTCGTTTTAATTAGTCAATCAATTTCTTTTCATCAATCATCCTATATCCATCCTCTGTAAAATTCTATTCATCCGGACAGATTACCTTTATATAGCAACTTTTACCTTTTCTGATGGAAATCTTCTTTAATCCCAGCATCTCTGCCAGTTCTCTTTTTGTATCTGCTACTGCTAAAGGTAGTTCATATTTATCATTTGTCACTTTTAACCATAATGTCATTTTTTTATCTCCACCAAAGTTTAAATAAAGATTCCAATGTATCAGCCGCATATGGCAGATTAAGGTCTTTTTTATACCCCCTGCATTTTACAGTCACATCCAGATACTTGGTCGCATGTGTAGTTACCAGCGTTTGTTCCCATGCAACTGTTTCCTTGATTTTACAGGTATTCCTGTTTGCACAGGTTTTACACCATGATGCTTCTTTCTCTCTTCGTTCAAAAATTTCCCCTGAAAAGTCACCCATTATGTATTACT